TATTGCTGCCCTGAGCACGCCTCCATCGCCGTCTCCATGCGCGCGGCCGGGATCAGGACGCAGGCCGAGTATTGGGCCGAGGTCAACCGCATGCGCCAGTGCCCGTGCTGCGGGCGGATGCTCCCGACCGCCGCCTTCCGGACGGCGAGCGCGGATCACTACAGCCTGCGGCTCGCGGTGACCTGCAAGGACTGCCGGGCGTCCGGAAAATATCGGGGCTGGCGGGCCAAGCAGAGCGGCGAGGTGAGCAGGCGGCACGAGCGGAAGGTCATCGGCGACGACGGCAAGGCCAGGACCATTCACGTCCTGAGTGGTTTTCTCGGGCCGGCGCTGTTTGCCGGCCTGGTCGTGGAGCCCCGGCCCCACGGGGAGGCGGCATGAATACCGACATCCGCATCCTCATGTCGTTTCGCGGGCACCGCAAACGCCGGCGGCTTCAGATGCTCCTCGGCGCCGAAGCCGTTCTTTGCTTGATCGACCTCTGGATTGCAGCCGCGGTCTCAAGGCCTCGCGGAATCCTGGACGGTTGGGATGAGCTCGACATCGCGATCGAGGCCGGATGGCAAGGTGATCCGGCCGAGTTTGTCAACGCTCTCGTGACTTCGGGTTTCCTCGACCGTCAGGGTGACGTCTATGCCCTTCACGACTGGGAGGAAAACCAGCCGTGGGCGGTTGGGGCTGAGGCGAGGTCCGAGAAGGCCAGGCGGGCCGCGCAGGCGAGATGGGGCAAGGCTGAGCAGAGCCAAGAGGATGCCGGGAGCAAGCAGCCGGCATGCCCCGAGCATGCTCCGAGCATGCATCAAGCATGCGACCAGCATGCTAACCGCAATGCCCCTCTCCTCTCCTCTCCTAAGAAAGAAGAAAAATACAAAGAACCCCCTACCTGTAGTCCTTCCCCCGCCGTGGCACCGGCTGCTGCACCTGACGGTGCAGAGCACGCACAAGACCAGGACGCTTTTTACCTGACCAGGCGCAAACGCAAGCTCAGAGGGCAGCGACTCGATGCCTTCAACCGCTTTTGGCGTGCTTTTGCCTACCAGAAGGGCAAGGCCGCGGCCGCGGACGCCTGGCTGGACATCCCGGAGCTGACCGACTTGCTTGTGGCGCAGATCGTAGCGGCCGCCGAGCGCGAGGCAACGGCCCGGCCCGGGCTCCTGACGGCTGGCAGAACGCCGAAGATGGCCCAGGGCTGGATTTCCGAACGGCGCTGGGAGGATGGGCCGTCATTGCTCCCCATGACACGCGACGGCCCGCCCGGTGACGCCCAACCGCGAACCTACGCCCAGTGTCAGGATGCAGAGCAGCGCATGATTGCGCGCATGATCAAACCGAGGGACTTCGATGGCAACGCAAGACGTGATCCTCCAGGAGCTGGCCAGGGACAACCTGCTTTACGGCTCGAAGCGGGGTACGGAGACGCTGGAACAGGCCGCGGAGGTGTGGGCCGAGACCCTGGGTGACATGAGCAACGTGGCGTACGTCAAGGCCCATATCCAGGCGCGGAAGGTCTGTCAGTTCCCACCAACGCCTGCGGACGTGATCGCAGCATACAGAGACCAGGGAGCCCGGCCACTGGCAGGCCATAAGTCGCTGCCTCAGAGGCCGTTGACCAGACCGGAGACGGCCAAGCGGCACATCGCCAACCTGCGAGCCATGGCCCACGACGAGCCCATGCCCTACGTGGACGAGGCCCTGGACGCCAACCCCGAGGCCTTCGAGCACTACCACGCGCGGATCAGCCGGTGAGGCGAGGGACAACCGCATGCTGACCGAAACGTGGACCGCCGAGGAGTACCGGGAGTTCGTGCGCACCGGGCAGGCGCCGGGCGGAAACGTGCCGGCGAAGGTGGAAGCCGTGGCCATCGCCCAGGCTGCGGCAATCGCCCCGGCGCCGGCACCCACGCCCGACTTCCTGAAGCCGGTCGCGCCCGCGCCGCGCATGAACAAGACCGAGGCCGCCTTCGCCGCGTACCTGACCGCCCGCGGCCTTACCTGGCAATACGAGGCCCTGAAGCTGAACCTGGGGCATCGCTGCTGGTACACCCCGGACTTCGTCGTCTTCTCCGCCGACCCGCTCCTGTTCGTCGAGGTCAAAGGCTTCTGGCGCGACGACGCCCGGGCCAAGATCAAGTCGGCCGCCCGCAGGTACCCGGCCTTCCGCTTCGTCGCGGTGCAGCACAAGCGCGGCGCCTGGGTGCCGGAGGAAATCAAGCCATGACCGATTCGCTGGCATGCCCCCTGGAGGTCCACCGTGCCGTGCTGAGCGCGTTTCGCGGCCCCGCCGCCATACATTGTCCGCGAGGCGACGGAAAGTGTTTTACAGGGCAAGGCAAACGCGAATGAGAGCCGTATAACTACGTTGGACCTCCTGCCGAGGAAGGCATGACGACGACCATGACCGACACCGTGACCCGAATCCTGGACTGGATCATCGACATCGAGGACGGGCTCGTGGACGATCCGCGGGACCCTGGCGGGCTGACGAAGTACGGGATCAGCAAGCGGACGTACCCCGACCTGGACATCGCGGCGCTGACCGAGGCGGACGCCCGGGCCATCTACGTCCGGGACTTCTTGCCGCCATACCTGGCGCTCCCGTGGCCGCTGTCGCTGCTCTGCACGGACGCCGCGGTGCAGCATGGGCCACATGTTCCGGTGTCTCACCTCCAGCAGGCGGCAAACCGGGTGCACGGGCGCCGGGTCCTGGCAGTTGACGGCGACCTGGGGCCCCTGACCCTGACGGCCGTGCGAGGCCTCCCGGTCTGGCCCCTGGCCATGCAGGTCGTGAGCCTACGCGTGGGGCACTACCTCGGCTTGAGGACCTGGCCGGCGCACGGGAAAGGCTGGGCGAGACGGATAGCGGGACTGGTCGAAGTGGCGGGGATGGAGGTGAAAAAATGAGGGATGTCATCGTGTTGAAAGGAGCCATCGCGATTTGCCGGGCAGTGGGCAAGGACCGCCGGGACATCGTCCGGCTGGTCCGCGACGAAAACCTCCCGGCTTGGCAGGAACAGGGCAAAGGGACCTGGTTTGCGCTGCCCGAAGATCTGAAGGCCTGGGTGGAGAAGCGGGCGCGGTTGTATCTCGAGGAAAGGCCGGGAACGGAGGAATGACGAAGACAGAAAAGTACATTGATAACAGGTAATTACAAATAGTTTTTCCACAGGTACGCGCGCACGCGCGCGAGGCGGCGGGCTCGGCGGCCGAGCGTATCGCCTGCGCACCCGGCGTACGTGACCAATTTTTTCGACTTGACTCCCGAGGCAACACGGGAAACAAGAACTTTTCGAATCACTCATATTTGTCATTGTGAATTGTTGGCAAAAGCAAAGCGAGTCGCCGCTCATGACACGATTTCATCGCGCCGAGTGCATGAATATTTTCAAATCATGTTGCGTAGTTGCCGGAGTTTTACTCCTGCTCGGTCTCTGCCTTGCGGCCGAAGCCTCCGCCGCGAGGTACGACTTTTCGTATAGCGGCAAGTCGCGTTTGGGGGCCGTGGCGGAATACAACGGCTCGACCGCGACCGGGCTCCGCCAGGACCTCTCCCATGATGCCGCCGGAAACGTCACGGTCCTCGCCAAAACCGGTGGCATCGCGGACAGCGACGGCGACGGCATGCCCGACGACTGGGAGACACAATACGGCCTGAATCCGGCCCTGAATGATGCCGGCTTGGATACAGATGGGGATGGCCTGACCAATTTGCAGGAATATCAGTACGGCACCGATCCTACCAAACAAGACACGGACAACGATGGCTTGAGCGACGCTGTCGAGGTCAATGACAACAACATCTGGACTTCTCCACTCGCCAAGGACACCGACCAGGACGGCATGGCCGACGGCTGGGAGGACACCTACGGCTTCGACCTGAGCATTGACGACGGCCAGGGCGACGCCGACGGCGACGGCTACACCAATGTCCAGGAATACACCGGCCATTCCGACCCGAACGACCCGGCCTCCCTGCCGTCGTGGCGAGTCATCCCCTATCTCCTGCTCATATTCGACGAAGAAGCTGAATAGCCGAGGCCGAGGACACCATGCATACCGAAATGACCGCACCGGGCAAGACCCTCGCAATCATCCTCGCCCTGGCCCTTTGGCTCCTGGCCGCGTTGCCGGCGTCAAGTCGGGCCGACGAGGAAGCCCCCGCCGATCAGGCCGTTGTCCAGACGCAGGAGGACGACGGCTCCTCCGACACCCCGGACGATGACGCGCCCCCGGCTGAGGTAATTGAGCCCACGCCTGAAGAATTGGCGGCTGCCGAAGCGCCAAGCGTCGACCTGATCCAGGACGAAAGCAAGCAGGCCGCTTCCGTGGTGCAGGGGATCGAATCCTCCTCCAACGGTGCGGCCAAGACCAGCCTGAAGCTCTTCGTGCCGCCGGGGCGGGGCGGGCTCGCCCCGGAGCTTACCGTCACGTATGATAGCCAGCGCGGCAACGGCTGGCTCGGCGTCGGCTGGGACCTCGAGGTCGGGGCCATCCGGCGCTCGACCAAGCACGGCGTGAGCTACACCGGGACGCAATTCGAGTTGCAGCAGCCGGACGGCTCGGGCGAGCTGGTCCAGGTGGAGTCGGGGCATTACCGCAAGAAGATCGAAGATGAATTCGCCGACTACCGCTACGATAGCGGCAATGATTTCTGGAAAGTTACACGGAAAAATGGCCATGTATATACATATGGCACATTGGATGCATCACGGGAAGCGTTCGGCGGACTTGACACCTTCAAATGGCACTTGGAAAAGATAGCCGACAACAACAATAACGAAATTACCTATAGTTACGCCAACAGCGGCGTTGCTAATGATGACCATGCATATCTGTTTACAATTAGCTACAATTACAACAACATCATCAGATTCTATCTTGAAGATCGTGACGACGACCCGTACGATTACCGTCCACTGGCCAAGGATATCATAAACAAGCGCCTGCGTTCGATCGCCATTTACAGCAACGGCAGCAAGGTGAAGGCATACGCCTTCACCTACCACCAAAGCGGGAGCACGGGCAAAACGCTGCTTGCGAACATCGTCGAGTACGGCAATACCTTCTCCGTAGCCTCGGACGGCACCATCAGCGGCGCACCATCATTGCCGTTGATCAGTGCGACTTATAACGAGGCCGGACAGACTTGGACCGACAAGGCGGATGAGGGCTTTGGTGGAGTGACTTGGCAGTCCGACACGGGGAATCGCCATGCGGCTGTCGGCGACTTCGACGGCAACGGTTATGACGACGTCATGACCGTAGAGTACGAAAGCTTCGCATCCAACGTTGTGACCGAGGAAGAGACGACAAATGCTGCAAGTCAAGTCGTCATCTATTCCGGTTCCGCAAGTGGCTTCACTTCTTCCCGTGGAAACGTGCCCACACTTACCGTGAGCGCGACCAGCACGTCAAGGCACTACGATACCGGGGATTACGACTTCGACGGCATGTCCGACGTTGCGGAATACGGTTTCGACTACGCCAATGTATTTTTACATCAGAATGGCACATCTTGGCCGAAAAGAACTTTGGCATCCGGCACCGTCAAAGACCGGTTCGGTTACGGCGCAGACTTTGATGGAAATTTCATCTCGGATTTCCGGGTGCATACCGAATCAGACACCGACGGTAACATTGATTACGAATACACAACGTGTTGGAATGGTGCCGGAGCAGGAACCAGCGAGTCTGACAGCGCCCCGAGCTATAATGGCAGCTATCCATATGTCGCATTGGCGGCGGATTTCACCGGTGATGGCGTCGCAGACATCGCGTATCCGGAAAAAAATACTCTGTTAAAATGGAATGGGACACAGTTTCAGAGCATCAAAATTGACAAAAATGCCCAGACTAACACCGATCCCTTCGGTGGCGGCAGTGGCGTCTGGACCAAATACCAGGCCGGTGACTTTAATGGTGACGGTATCGCCGATCTTTTCAGGCTTCGAGCCGGTTCGGGATACTTGTATATCGATGTCGCTATCAGCATGGGCGGCGGCAATTGGGATATCCACACAGATACCCAGGAGGGAATCTATTATGGGTACCAGGATCCTCCTGGTGCTCAGGTGGCAGACTGGAACGGCGATGGCATCAGTGACGTTGCTTATTACAATTCTGCCAACAACTCTCAAAAGAAAAAACGGCATGTCCTCTACGGCAAGGGTGACGGCACGTGGCTTGATGTAGGTTTGGATGTAAATCCCCCGGTGCTGGAAAACCTCCCCAACGGCAAGTACCTGGCCGGTGACTTCAACGGAGACGGAAAGGCCGACATCATTTCGACTGACGGGACGCGCGCGTCCATTTCCGACGGCAGCAAGCCGGACCAGCTGGTTACGCTGACCAACCGCTTCGGCGGAACGACGACCATCGCCTACACTCCGTCCTCGGCCTATGTGAACGGATACTTGCCTTACACCGTCTCCGTCGTGTCCTCGGTGAAATATGAGGACCAGAGCAGCCCGACCGCCACGACGCTCTACTCCTACGCAGGCGGCTACCACGACAAGGAAGACCGCGAGTTCCGCGGATTTCATGAAGTATCGAGGACTAACCCCGATGGCACGAAGACCATCCGTACCTATTTCGATCAAACGGATGATTTTCGTAAAGGTCGTCTGGTCAGCGAAACAGAGAAGTCTGTGAGCGGATTGCAACTGAAAAAGACAGACTATGCCTGGACACGAGATGCCATCGTTAGCAATTTCTGTTATTTTGTTGCTATTAAAACAAGGACAACAACATATGAGGACAACAATAGTAAACACATTGAGTCACACAACTATAACACTACCAATGGCAACATAATACTGACTAAAATGTCGGGCACGGGTGCGGTGGCGATCGGGAAGGCGTACACCTATTGGACGCCGACTAGCGGCAGCAAGGCCGGCATTCTCTACCTCGTGCAATCCGAAAAGATCGCCGAATTGAATTCAAATGACGATCTGCAGACGCTCGTGCGCGATACAAGTTATACCTATTACAGCAACGGTAACCTCAACACCAAATCCGTAGCCGGCAGAACCACGACTTGGGGCTACGACCAGTACGGCAACATCGTCAGCGAGAGCGATCCCAACCACCAAGTTACGACAACGGCCTGGGACAACGGCACCTTCCCCAAGACCGTCACCCGGCCGCAGACCGGCACAGTCCCCCACGTCAGCAGTCAGGTCTACAACTCCGGCTTCGGTAAGCTGACCTCCGAGATCGACGAGAACGATAAGGAAAGGACGTACAACTATGACACGTTCGGTCGCTTGACTGACGCCAGCTACCCTGATGGCGGCCACATCCAGCTCTCATATACGGAATTCTCCTCAAATCCCTTATCGCCTTGTTCGGTGCGGATGCAGACTAAATCTCAGATCGGAAATACAACCACGATCGATACCTACCTCTGGTTCGACGGCCAGGGTCGGACGGTGCAGAAGGCGGAGCTCGGAACCGGCGGCAAGGTCGTCACCCGCACGGACTATGACGTCATGGGGCGGCCGAGCAGCGTCCGCGGGCCGTTCTACTACTCCGGCGGCTACGCCTGGCCCATGAACCCCACAGGCTCGTTCCCCCAAACGGATTACGTTTACGATGGCCTGGGCCGCGTGGTAAAGGAGACGATCGACGATCCAACTCCGGAGAACATAGTTACAAACTACGCCTATTCCGGTTTTCAAGTCACCATCACCGACCCGGATACAAACAGCGTGACCACGGTCAAGGACCATCTCGACCGGATCATCCAGGTGGTGGAGCCCGGCAGCCTGACCACCTCCTATGGCTACAACGCCGCCGGGGACCTGACCTCGATCACCGATGCGACCCGCAATATTAATAACATGGTGACCATGACCTATGATTTGGCCGGCCGGAAGACTTCCGAGACCGACCCGGACATCGGCTACCGGAAATACATCTACGATTCCGCCGGCAACCTGACCAACGAGCAATGGGCCGTGCAGTCGGACTCGCCTTGGACCCGGCAGATCGTGACCACGTACGACGCCCTGAACCGGCCCCTGACAAAGACGTTCAGCAAGAGCAGTGCGTCCATCGCCGCGACCAGCAACGTCACCTATCATTACGACAGCGCCACCAACGGCGTCGGCCTGCCCGCCGAAGTCATCAACGACTTCGCCGTCCGCACCGTGGGCGCCTACGACGCCATGGGCCGCAAGACCTCCGAAACCCTGGCCATCGACGGCAAGGAGCTGACCACCGCCTATGCCTACGACCTCGCCGGCCGGCCGACCTCGGTCACCCATCCGGACGGCACCACGGTCACGACCAGCTACTTCGCGGGCATGAACCTGGTGCAGTCGGTCAGCGGCGGAGCCACGGCCACGGCCACGGGCTACAATCCCGCGGGCAAGATCACGGGGTTGAGCTACGGCGGCGGCTTGGCGAACGTCACCTACGCCTACGACCCACAGTCCATGCGCCTGACCGCAATCACCGGCACCGACAAGGACGGCACGACGGTTTTCTCCCGCCAGTACGTCTACACCAAGGCCGGCGACGTGAGCCGGATGTACCTGATCGGCAGCGCCAACGTGTACGACTGCATCTACGACGGCCTGCACCGTCTGACGGAGCTGAAGCATTCGGAAACCACGGCCATCAGGTGGACCTACGACAACGTGGGCAACATGAAATCGGCCCAGACCCTGAACGGCGCGACCGCCTGGGGGTATAGCGCCATCGGCGAGCGCCGGCAGGTGGTCTACGACGTGCGCAATATGCCGGTGGCCGTGCAGTCCCAGGGCGGGGATACGCTCTTTGTCTACGACGGCGACGGCCGGCGCGTGAAGAAGCTGGCGCCCGGCCGTGACAAACGGTATTATGTCACCGACACCTTCGAGCTCGTCAACGGGCAGCCGACGATCTCGCTGTTCTTTGGCAACGTGCGCTTCGCCCAATGGAACGGGGCGGCCACGTACTTCATCCGCGACCACCTGAACTCGGCCTCGGTGGCCCTGGACGGCACGGGCGCTGTGGTGGAGTCGGCGGAATACCTGCCCTTCGGCGCTGCCCGGCAGGCCGGCGTGGAGATCACCAGCACGGACTACACCTTCACCGACCAGGAGAAGGACCGCAGCACCGGCTTCTACAACTACGACGCCCGCCACTACGACCCCAACGCCAGCCGGTTCATAAGCCCGGACAGCCTGCTGCCCAATCCGTATGATCCGCAGCAGCTGAACCGCTATGCCTACGCCAGGAACAACCCGCTGAAGTATGTTGATCCGAGTGGGCATCAGAGTGGTGATATTGATAAAGAGATTACTGATAGCAGTGACGAGGCAAAACAAGATAGCGAGCCAAATAGCGACACAAAACAAAAAAGCAATGATGACGGTATAAATTTTGGAATATCAAAGAGTTTTAGCTACAACATTGTTGGGGTTGGAGAGACAATTGACGAATATGGAAATGTAACAAGAACCTACACTCTTGTTGATTTGGGTGGAGTAAGTGTTGATATAACTATTGGTCCTCAACCCGACCCAGATCAACCGGTTGTTGAATTTGGATTTGGCATTGGTGATATCTTAGGCGTTGGTGTTTATTTTGGCGATCCTGATATCTTTGGCAATCCTACTACTACAGGGCTTTCACTCCATGTGGGAATAGGCTTTGGCTCGCCGATGTATGGAAGTGTCTCTATACCAAAAGATCCAGATGTTCGCAACTTCCCAGCGAATTAACAGGTGACGACCTCCATGAATATTAAAAGAATATTGCTGTGGCTTATTTTTGCCTCATGCATTTTATATATAGCCTGGATGTTGCCGAGTATGCTTTTCAGTTTCCGCGAATATATCGTCAATGTTGGTTCTATTGGAAAATTGCAATTATTCAATTTTGTTTTTATGTTAATATACTGCTCCGTGTTTGCCGCGCTTGGCTATAGATTGGCACTTAAAAGGCATAAAAATATTTTATTCTGGACAATAATTTGCGGAGTGACAGGCTTTTGGGGTTGGCTTTATCTTTATTTAAAAAAAAGGTAATTTAATAATTTATTTTAATACTGTTCATCTAGGCATATAGCCAGAAACGGCGATGGGGCGAATAATGCCCAGCAAGTCATTCTTGGTTAGTTAGGAATACCTTAACGTTGTTTTGAAGAGGATTAACGCTCCAAACACTCTCCCGACTCCCTGTCAATATGCTCTTTCCGTCTTCTAGAATGTCATTTTTGTCTTCTGACGTCCTAGCCTAAAAACCCCCCTTACCATCCGCACCATCTGCGCCATGGGTTTGCCCGGCGTAGGTGGGCGCGGCTTTTGTTCCTCGGCTGTCTCCTGCCTGCCCGGGCCACCATGGTCCGGGTTTTTGTTTTCAAACGGCAAACAGGAGACAGCGACATGCTTTCTACCATCGGCGCGTGGATCATTGCGAACAAGGTGGCGGTGGGGACCATCGGGTTGTGGGCGGCGGAGCAGCTTGTGCGGATGCTGCCCGTCTCCTGGAACGGCATCGTCTACGACTCGATCAAGTTCATCCTGCAGCGGGCCGGGGTGATCAAGAGCGACGTCCTCGGGCTGGTCATGGTCTGCGGGCTGACCCTCGGGCTGGCCGTGACCATGGCCGGGTGCTCGGTCCTCTCCACGGCCTCGACCGTGACCTACCCTGAGGCCTGCACCGATTCCACCACCTCGGCGGACTCGATCCTGATGCAGCTGGACGACCCCTACACCCTGGGGGCGGCGATCAAGCTGGCCAACGCCGCGGCCATCACCGCAGGGGCCTACGCGGCCCAGGACGGCTACGACGTGTGCGTGAAGATCGAAGCCTTCCTCGAGACCGATTCGCCGACCTGGTCCGACTTCGCCACGCTCGTTCAAGCCGAGGTCAGCGACGCCAACGCCAAGGCCGGGCAAATCGTGCTGCTCGCGTCCGCGGTGCTGGGCACGTCCGGAGTGCTGGACCAGGCCATCACCATGAACGCCTGCGACGTGGCTTTGTCGGTCGAGCTCCTGGACGAGCTGGAGGCGACCTTCGTTGCCCTGGGCGCATCGGCGACCGAAACCGAGACGGCCAGCACGACCACGACCACGGCGGCCTCGGAGTAAGGGACGATGGGCCTGGTGCTGCAAGCCGGGGACATCTTGGACTTCCACGGCTCGGGCGAGCTGGAGGTGGCGATCCGCTGGGCGGACGAGCGGCCGGGCGACCGCGAGGTCTACGCCAACCACGTGGCCATCGCGGTCGGGCCGGACGCAATCGTCGAGGCGCTGTGGACCGTCCAGGAGCATGCCTACGCGGACGTGGCCGGAGGGGTGCACGAGGTCTGGAGGCATGCGGACCTGTCCGAGGCGCAGCGCGCGGCCTTGGCCGGCGCGGCCCGGGCCTACGTCGGGCGCAGGTACGGCCTGGTCAAGCTCGCGGCGCACTTCGGGGACTGCATGCTGGGCAAGGTGACCGGCCGGGAGGTCTACCTCTTCCGGCGCCTGGCCCACTTCGACGCCTACCCGATCTGCAGCTGGGTTGTGGCCTGGGCCTACTGGAAGGCGCTCGGCGTCACCTTCGGCTGCGAGCCCAACGCGGCGGCCCCGCACGACATCCGCGCCTACATGTTGCGCACCCCGGGCTGGCTGTGCCTGGCCAAGGTGGAGGCCGCGGCATGAGCGAACAGGGCAAGGACGCCGTCGGCGAGCTGTGGAAGGCCGTAAACGACCTGCACAAGGGCCAGAGCACGCTTGAGGCCGAGGTCAAGGCCGGGTTCGCGCGGATCGAGACGTTGCTCACTGAACGCTGCGAGGCGCGCATGGACCGGATTGTGCGGCTGGAGAAGACCGACGAGGACCACGCGAAGCGCCTGGGCAAGGTTGAGAAGACGCTTGAGCGGATCAGCGTCAAGTTGGCCCTCATCGCCGGTCTGGGGGCTCTCGTGGGTAGCGCAATCGTCACCTGGCTCTTCCGGATTCTGGGGGGCTGAGGCCATGGCCAAGGCGACGGGAAAGCAAAGCGTCAAGAGGGAAAGGAAGCCAGGCCGGCCGACGCTGTACAGTCCGGAGCTCGCGGAGACCATCTGCAACCGCATCGCGTGCGGCAAGTCTTTGGTGTCCGTCTGCAAGGCTCTCCGGCTGGACTACAGCACCGTCGCCAAGTGGCTTTGCATGCCGGAGAACGAAGAATTCCGGGCCATGTACACGTTCGCTCACAAACTTCAAGCCGGGTATCTCGCCGGAGAAATGAAGGACATCGCGGACAAGACCAGGGACCCGCAGAAGGCTCGGCTTCAGGTCGATACCCGCAAATGGCTGGCGGCGAAATACGACCCCAAGAAGTACGGGGACCACGTGGACGTGGAGCTGAGCGGGTCTACGAGCCACGACGTGTGGGTGCGGCTGCTGACCGAACAGGCCGGAGAGGGGCAAGGCGATGCTGGCGATGACCGCTGACGCCGAGCGCGCGCTGCGCCTGCGGCTGATGCGCGACTTTCCCTACTACGCGCAGGCCGCGCTACGCATCCGCTCCAAGTCCGGGGCCATCGTGCCGCTGACCCTCAACGCCGCCCAGCGCTACCTGCACGGCCGGCTCGAGGCCCAGAAGGCCGAGACGGGCATGGTCCGGGCCTTGATCCTGAAGGGCCGGCAGCAGGGGTGCAGCACCTACGTGGGCGGGCGGTTCTACCACCGGACGACGCACGGCCGGGGCATCCGGACGTTCATCCTGACCCACGGCAACGACGCGACGCAGAATCTCTTCGAGATGGTGCAGCGGTTTCACGAGCACAATCTGCCCGAGCTCAAACCCAGCGTGGGCACCTCGAACCGCAAGGAACTCATCTTCAGCGCCCTGGACAGCGGCTACCGCGTGGGCACGGCCGGCTCCCAGGACGTGGGGCGGTCCAGCACGGTGCAGCTCTTCCACGGAAGCGAAGTCGCCTTCTGGCCCAACGCGGAGAAGCACGCCGCGGGCGTGATGCAGGCCATCCCCAGCGAGCCGGGCACCGAGATCATCCTCGAGTCCACGGCCAATGGCATGGGCAATTTCTATCACCGCAAATGGCAGCAGGCCGAGCGCGGCGAGGATGCCTTCCAGGCGATTTTCGTGCCCTGGTACTGGCAGGGCGAGTACGCCGCGCCGGTGCCCGAGGGCTTTGCCCTGAGTGACGAGGAGGCCGAGTACCAGGCGGCCTACGGCCTGACCCCGGAGCAAATGGCCTGGCGGCGGGAGAAGGTGCGCGAGCTCGGCGACCTGCTCTTCAAGCAGGAGTACCCGGCCAACCCGGCCGAGGCCTTCCAGGTGACGGGCACGAACAGCTTCATCAAGCCCGAGCTGGTCCTGCGGGCGCGCAAGGCGACGCCGGGCCGCAGCTACGGGGCAGTGGTGGCCGGCTTCGACCCGGCGCAGATCGAGGACGCCGGAGACCGGGACGCCTTCGTCTACCGCCAGGGGCTCACCCTGTTCGGGCTCGAGTACCACCGCATGGGCTTCGCCGAGAAGCTGGGCTTTCTCACGCGCAAGCTGGAGGCCAACGTGCCGCGCATCGACATGCTCTTCATCGATTTCGGCGGGGGCGGGCACGAGCTGACCTCGATGCTCATCGAGCGCGGCTTCGGCGGCCGGGTGCGAGTGGTGAACTTCGGCGCGGCCGCGAGCGAGCCGCAGAAGTACGCGAACCGCCGGGCCGAGATGTGGGACCGCTGCCGGGCCTGGCTTGCGGCCGACGACGCGCCGGCCTCAATCCCGGACGACGACGCCCTGCACGCGGACCTGGTGGCGCCGGGCTTCAAGTACGACAGCCGCACCCGGTTGCAGCTGGAGAGCAAGGACGACATCCGCGCCCGGGGGCTGGCGAGCCCGGACGGCGGCGACGCAATGGTCCTGACCTTCGCCGAGCCGGTGTACCGGGCGCACGTGGTGGGCTCGGCCAGGAACAAGGCGAAGACCGACTACAAGGTGCTGTGAGGAGGAATAGCCATGGGATTCGGCGGGGTTAGTTCCGGCTCGATCCAGTATCCGGACATCGAGGAGCCCGACACCGAGGCCAAGAAGGCCGCGGACAAGGAGCGCAAACAGGCCGCGCTGGCCAGCACGCGCAACAAGACCGTCCTGACCAGCGGCCAGGGCGACACGAGCACGGCCGCGACCAGCAAGCACACGCTGCTGGGGCAGGCTTGAGCCGGTGGAGCCGAGCATGGACGCCACGGTGAACGCGGTAACCTCCGATGCGGTCCGCAAATGCGCGCGGCGGTTGCAGAGCCTGCGGCGCGAGCGCCAGTCCTGGGAGGACCATTGGCAGGACCTGGCCGACTACCTGCAACCCAGGCGCAGCCGGTTCCTGGACAAGGGCGACCGCACCAACTGGGGCAGCAAGAAGAACGACAGGATCATCAACTCCACGGCCCCGGACGCGCTGGACACCCTGGCCTCGGGCATGCAGGGCGGCCTGACCTCGCCGTCCCGGCCCTGGTTCAAGCTGGGGCTGTCGGATCAGCGGCTCGCCGAGGAGGGGCCGGTCAAGACCTGGCTGCACCTGGCGCAACGCGGGTTGTTGACCGTACTCGGCCGCTCCAACTTCTACGACGCGATTCACACGCTCTACCTGGAGCTCGGCGCCTTCGGCACGGGCGTTTTGTTCGTGGAGGAGGACGACGAGACACTGGTGCGCTTTCGCACCCTGACCATAGGGGAATACTTCCTCGCCAACGGCGTCAACGGGCGGGTCAACGCCATCTTCCGCCAGTTCCGCATGACCGCCTTGCAGCTCGTGGAGCGCTTCGGGAAGGACGCGGTGTCGGCCGCCACGCGCTCCAAGGTTGAAGCCCAGGCCGGCGACGAGTGGGTGGACGTGGTCCACTGCGTCTACCCGCGCGACTCTTACGACCCCGAGTCCATGAACCCCAAGCGCCGCCGGTTCGCCTCGGTCTACTACGAGGGCGGCCCCGGGGGCGAGGGCGGGCACCTTCTGGAGGAGAGCGGCTTCTACGAGTTCCCGGCCATGTGCCCGCGCTGGAGCGTGACCGGCTCGGACGTCTACGGCTACTCGCCGGGCATGCACGTGCTCGGGGATGCCAAAATGCTCCAGGCCATGGAGACAAAGGCTTTGAAAGCCCTCGACAAGCAGATCGACCCGCCCTTGGCCGCGCCGTCGTCCATGGCCGCGGCCGGCATCTCGCTCATCCCGGGCGACGTGAACTACGTGGACGCGGCCCAGGGCGAGGCCTTGAAGCCGATCATCAACGTGAACCTGAACGTGCAGCAGGTCGAGTACAAGATCGAGAAGATCCAGCAGCGCATCGAGCGGGGGCTCAAAAACGACCTGTTCCGCATGCTGGACGCCCTCGGAGCCCAGGGCCGGCAGATCACGGCCACGGAGATCACGGAGCGCCAGCAGGAGAAGTTGCAGCAGCTCGGGCCGGTGCTGGAGCGCTTGCAGAACGAGCTGCTCGACCCGCTCATCGACCGCGTGTTCGCCATCCTGGACCGGCGGGGATTCTTCCCCCGGCCGCCGGACGAGCTCTTCGACCAGGACCTGAAGGTCGAATACGTCTCCATGCTGGCCCAGGCCCAGAAGATGACCGGGGTGACGGCCTTGCAGCAGGTGTCCTCGTTCATCGGCCAGGTAGCCCAGACGCAGGCGGCGCTCGCCCAGCAGCCGGACGCCCTGGACAACCTCGATACCGACGCTTTGTGCACCGAATACGCGGACATGGTGGGCACGCCTCCGGCCGTGCTGCGCAACAAGGAGCGGGTGGAGAAGCTGCGCCAGGCCCGGGCCGAGAGGGAGCGCCAGGCGGCCCAGGCGGAACAGCTGGAGCGGGCCGTGGGCATGGGCAAGACGCTCTCGGAAACCAAGGTGGGCCAGAACAATGCGATGGACGAGCTTTTGAAGGGGGTGACGCAGTGAACGCAAACGACGGGCTCTACGCCGACGACCGCGAGCGGCGCAAGAGCCAGACCGAGAAAACCAAGGCGGCCAGGGACAGGGCCTTGGACGACGTGGCCAGGATCGCGGCCACGCCCGAGGGGCTGCGGTTCTTTCGGCGCTTCCTGGCCCTGGGCCGGTTCAACGAGCCGACGTTCCGGGGCAACAATTTCGGCGAGGCCAGCTTTCTCGAAGGCCGGCAATCCATGGCCAATCAGATCTTCACGGACATCCTGGCCGCCTGTCCGGAGCGGCTGCAACAACTTCTCACGGAGGAAGAACCATGAGCGAAACCCTTGTGACGCCCGGCGCGGACGCGGCCGGCGCACCGAAACCCGAACCCGCGGCGCAGGAGCCCACGCCCGCCGGCAAGCCCGGCCCCCAAGAGCCCGGCGGGAAAGAGCCGGCGAAGGAGGAAGGCAAGAAGCCGGAGCCCGGGAAGGCTCCCGACAAGCCCCCGGAGAAGGCCCCGGAAAAGCCCGAGGACTACACCCTCGAGGTTCCCGAGGTCTTCACGGCCGAGTCCCTGCCCAAGGAGCTGCGCGAGGCAAACGCCGCGACCCTGGGCGAGGTCAAGGCCTGGGCCGCGAAGCACGGGGTGCCCAACGCCGCGCTCCAGGAGCTGGTCACCGCCTACGGCAAGAGCGCGGAAGGGCTGAACGCCACGGCCGCCGGGCTGCGCGAGGCGACCTACGCGCACAATCAGGAGACGTGGATCCAGTCCTTGAAGGACGACGGCGAGTTCGGCGGCGGCGCCTTCGAGGCCAACGTCAAGGTCGCCCTGAAGGCGGTGCAGAAGTTCAGCGCGCCGGGGCTGACCGATCTGCTGAATCAGACCGGCCTCGGCTCGCATCCCGAGGTGGTCAAGTACTTCTGGCGCGTGGGCAAGGCCATGGCCGAGCCCGGCATGGAAGGCGCGCAGCCCGGCGACACCGGCGCCCGCGATCCGGCGAAAACCCTCTATCCCGACCTGAAATAGGAGTGAACGACAATGGCCACGATCGGCGAAACCAACCCGACCCTGCTGGACCTGGCCCGGCGCCTGGACCCCAATGACCGCATCGCGGTCATCGTGGAGCTGCTGGCCGAGACGAACGAAATCCTGTCCGACATGACCTTCGTGGAAGGCAACCTCCCCACGGGCCACAAGACCACGGTGCGCACCGGCCTGCCCTCGGCCACCTGGCGCAAGCTGAACTACGGCGTGCAGGGCGGCAAGTCCAAGACCAAACAGGTGACCGACTCCTGCGGCATGCTGGAAGCCTACGCCGAGGTGGACAAGGCGCTCGCCGACTTGAACGGCAACACCGCGGCTTTTCGCCTGAGCGAGGACCGGGCCTTCCTCGAGGCCATGAACCAGGAGATGGCCGCGACGCTCTTTTACGGCGACACGGACGCGGACCCGGAGAAGTTCAACGGCCTCTCGCCCCGCTACAACGCCATCGGCACGGACAAGGACGTGTCCACCTACAACGTGATCGGCGCCGGCGGTGCGGGCGCGGACAACACCTCGGTCTGGCTCGTGAACTGGGGCCTGAACACGGTCCACGGCATCTACCCCAAGGGCTCCAAGGCCGGGCTGCAGCACGAGGACCTGGGCGAGGTGACGCTCTTCGACGAGGACGGCGGCAAGTACCAGGGCTACCGGACCCACTACAAGTGGGACTGCGGCCTGACCGTGCGCGACTGGCGCTACGTCGCGCGCATCTGCAACATCGACGTGTCCGACTTGGCCACGGCCGGCGCGGAGGACGACAGCTCGGCGGCGCTGGAGCTGTACATGATCGACGCCGTGAACCGCATCCCGAACCTGGGCCTGGGCCGGTCGGCCTTCTACTGTAACCGCCAGGTGGCGACCGCGCTCACCAAGCGGGCCATGAACAAGAAGAACGTCAACCTGACCATCGGCGAGTGGGCGGGCAGGCCCATCACCATGTTCTGGAACATCCCCATCCGCCGCTGCGACGCCATCCTGAACACCGAGGCGGCCGTGGCCTAAGGCCGGCGAAAAGCCCCGCGAAAGGAGAAACCGAGATGATCATCGACAACGAATTGATGTTTTCCGACGGCCAGGCTGAAACCACCGTGGCCGAGCACGCCTCGACCAACGTGGTGGACCTGGGCGCGGCCGGCGACGCGCATATCGCGCCGTTCCTGTGCATCCTGGTGGCCACGGCCGCGGCCTCGGCCGGCGCGGCCACGGTGCAGTTCAAGCTGGAGACCGACAGCGATTCGGAGTTCGGCACGGCCGAGACGCTCTACGACTCCGGAGCGCTGGACTACGCCGACCTGGCCGCCGGGACCTGGGTCTGCCGGACCCGGCTGCCGCGCGGGCTCAAGCGCTACCTGCGGGTGACCTACACCATCGCCACCGCCGCGCTCACGGCCGGGGCCTTCGACGCCTTCATCACCCCGGAAGTGGATACCAACGAGTAGGGGCGCGCCCTGGGCGGGGACTTCGGTTCCCGCCCGGGTGAGGCATCCAGGAGCTGCACGTGGCCACGAGTGAAACGGAAATCTGCAACCTGGCCCTGGTCCGCCTGGGCGACTACATGATCACCGGGCTCGACGAGGAGAGCACCGCGGCCCGCTACTGCGCCTTGTTCTACGCCGGGGTGCGCGACGCGGTGCTGCGGGACTACCCCTGGAACTTCGCCGTCAGGAAAAATGCGCTGGCCCTGGCCGACGAGGCGCCGGTCTTCGGCCACGCCTTCATGTACGGCCTGCCCTCGGACTGCATCCGGGCGCTCGACCTGCGCGCATCCTTCCGTAGCGGGCCGGCCGTCGAATTCTCCCTCGAGCTGAACGCCGAGGGCACGACCCTGATGCTCTGCACCGACGAGCCGGCGGCCTGGCTGCGCTACGTCGCACGAGTGGAGGACCCGAGCCTGTTCGACGCCGAGTTCGTGGAGGCCGTGAGCTGGAAGCTGGCCGCCGACCTGGCCCAGCCCATCACCGGCGACAGCTCCAAGCAACAGGCCATGCTGAGCATGTACCAGAACACCCTGGTGCAGGCACGGCAGAGAAACGCCGTCGAGGGCAGGAAGCGGACCGTGGCCCCGGACGACTTCGTGAGCGCGAGGCGCTAGCCGTGGCTTTCCGCAACATCCAGTTCTCCTTTGCCGGCGGCGAGCTCTCCCCCTCGCTCTACGGCCGGGTGGACTTGGAGAAGTACGCGGCCGGCGCCCGGACGCTCTCCAACATGATCGTCCACGCTCACGGCGGCGCCTCGAACCGGCCGGGGACTGAGTATATCGGCGAGATCAAGAGCGCCACGGGCACGGTGATCCTGGTGCCCTTCCAGTTTTCGGTCGAGCAGGCCTACGTCCTGGAGTTCGGCGGCGGGTACATGCGCGTGTTCAAGGACGGCGGCCAGGTGGTCTACCCGGACGGGTACGCCGACGCGGGCGAGCCGGTGGAGATCGAGACGCCCTACGCCGAGGCCGACCTGTCCCTGCTCAAATTCGTGCAGAGCGCGGACATCATGTACGTGACGCACCCGGGCTACGCCCTGCGCAAGCTCGGCCGCTCCTCGCACTACGACTGGACCCTGTCCGTGGTGCTTTTCGCCGCCTCCATCGAGCCGCCGGACGCGGTGACCTGCAAGAACAACACGACCGGCAACTCCGTGTCGCGCATCTACGCCGTCACGGCCATTTCCGAGGAGACGGGCGAGGAGTCCCTGCCCCGGGAATCCGACGCGGTCCTGACCAAGAGCCTCGAATATTTCACCGATTCGCTGTCCGTGGCGGTCAGCTGGGACGCCGTTTCGGGCGCGGACTACTACTACATCTACCGCTCGGACGAGGCCGGCTCCTTCGGCTACATCGGCCGGTCGGACTCGGCCTCGTTCGTGGACAACGGCATCGACAACGACACTTCGGACGGCCCGCCCCGTGGCCGCAATCCCTTCGCCACCAACCTCGTGGACGAAGACGATTACCAGTGGACGGCCTCCGCCTCGGGCACCGGCGAATACTATCTTGAGGCGGCCGGCGGCGGGGACCCGGAGCTCGGCGAGCCCGACGACATGTTCGAGGTCGGCGTGGGCTTGATGACCGCCGGCACGCTCGGCTCCCTCACCGCGAGCCAGTGGGCCTACGGCGACAACGATTCGCTTGGCTTCGACACCATCTACGCCCGCACCGCCGCGGACGAGGACCCGAGCGCCAAGGCCTCGCGCTACCTCCAGGCGGGCTACGTCGCGGACTACCCCGGCTGCGCCACGTTCTTCGAGCAGCGCCTCATCCTCTCCCGGACCGACGACCATCCCCAGACCATCTACGGCTCGCAGACCGGGGCCTACGAGAACATGAACGTGTCCTCGCCATTGAAGGACGACGACGCGATCAGCTTCACCATCGCGGCCCGGCAGGTGAATGAAATCCGCTGGATGGTGCCCATCGGCCAGCTGCTCATCGGCACCATGGGCGGCGAGTGGAAGATGACCGGCGCCGACGACTCGGCCCTGACGCCCTCGAGCGTGCTGGTCAAGCAGCAGGGCTACACCGGCTCCTCGCACATCCAGCCCATCATCATCGGCAGCTCTGTCCTGCACCTGACCCGGACGAACAACGAGGTCCGGGACCTGACCTACAGCCTGGAAATCGACGGCTACGCCGGCAACAACCTGTCCATCCTGGCCAACCATCTTTTCCGCGGGCACACCATCACGGCCTGGGCCTACCAGCAGAGCCCGGATTCCATCGTCTGGTGCGTGCGCGACGACGGGCTGCTGCTGGGGCTCACCTACCTGCGCGAGCACCAGGTCTTCGCCTGGCACTCGCACGACGTGGGCGGGGTGGTGAAGGCCATCGCCTCGATTCCGGGCGACGGCTATGACGAGGTCTGGATGGTGGTGCAGCGGGAGGTGAACGGCGCAACGGTCAAGTACGTCGAGCGCCTGACCGACCGCTTCACCTCGGACGACGTGGCCGACGCCTTTTTCGTGGACTGCGGCCTGACCTACAGCGGCGAGGCCGCGACCACGATTTCGGGCCTGGATCACCTGGAGGGCGAGGAGGTGACGGGCCTGGCTGACGGCCGGGTGTTCACGGCCACGGTCGCGGACGGCGCGATCACCCTGCCGTTCTCGGCTTCGGTAGTCCACGTGGGCCTGGGCTTTGAATCCGTGCTCGAAACCCTGTCCCTGGAGCTCCAGACGCGCGAGGGCACGGCCCAGGGCCGCAGGAAGAAGATTTCCCGGGTGACCGTGCGCCTGGATCGCAGCTCGACGTTTCAGATCGGCTCCAGCGAAAGCCGGCTGGATCAGATCCCCTTAAGTTCGGATTCGGTCTACGACTCCGCCGTCGCGCTCTTCTCCGGCGACAAGGACCGGGCCTTCCCCGGCGGCTACGACACCGAGGGGCGGATTTGCATCAAGCAGACCGCGCCCCTGCCGCTGACCGTGCTCGCGGTCATCCCGGAGGTGACTCTTGGCGGCTAGCGTCATTCAGGCCCGGCCCGGGCACGTGGACGCCCTGGCGCCCCGCCTGCGGCCCGAGGTCCTGGCCGAGATGCGCGTCTCGACCCTGCCGCCCTATGAACTCCTGCGCCAGTCGCTTGCGAGCTCGAAAGCGGCCTGGACGGTGTTGAGCGGCGGCGAGGTCGCGGCCATGTTCGGGGTGGCCTACCGCTCGCTGGTCTCGGACGCGGGCGTGCCCTGGCTGCTCTCGTCGGCCCTTGTTGACCGCATCTGGCTTTCCTTCGTCCGGCACTCCCGGGCTTTCGCTCGCTACATGCTTTCCCTGTTCCCCGGCGGCCTCGAGAACTACGTGGACGCCGGCTACGGCCGCTGCATCGCCTGGCTCAGGTGGTGCGGCTTCACCCTGGACGCTGCGCCGGTCCCCATGGGCCGCATGGGCGCGCCGTTCTACCGCTTCTGGATGAGGAGGGACTGAGATGGGAATGACCGCTCTGGCCGTGGGCTCCATCGCGGCCATGGCCGCGGCCACGGCCACAAGCACCGTCGGCAGCGCCGTCCAGGCCTCGCAGACCGCGGCCGTGGCCAAGGCCAACCAGAATGCCGCCAACGCCTCGGCCGCGCTCACCGAGCAGCAGGGCCGGACGGAAATGCAGCGCCAGCGCAACCGGGTGTCCCAGATCAAGGGCCAGCAGCGCGCGGGCCTGGCGGCCTCGGGCGTCATCGTGGACCAGGATTCGGCCGCGGACGTGCTCGCGGACACGGCCGAGCAGGGCGAGCTCGACGCGCAGATCATCAAACAGAACTACAAGACCAACGCCTGGGCGCAGCGCACCCAAGGCTCGATCTACGGCATGCAGGCCAGGAGCGCGATTTCGAGCGGCTACTGGAACACGGCCTCGACCCTGCTCAGCGGAACGTCGAAGACCATGGGGGCGTACAGCAGCTATTTCAAGTGAACCGGCAACGGTGATGCGAGTCGAACATGCCCAAAGTCCAACGCTACGTTTCCAACGCCCCGCAGCGGGAGATTCCCGAAGTCCGCATCCCCGCGGCCCAGGCCATGCCCGTGGGCGCCGGCATGCGGGATTTCGGCGCCGCCCTCGGCCAGCTCTCGGACGTGCTCGTGGACCAGGCCCGGCGGGAGCGCGACATCGAGGACGAGGCCCAAGTCCGCCAGGTCATGAACCAGGAGCGCGAGGCCGCGCTTTCCTACAAGATGGGCGTCGAGCAAGGCAAGCTCGGCCAGGCGGGCTTGCGGGTCTTCGACGAGACGGGGGCCTATTTCCAGGACCGGCGGGGGCAGGCCTCGGGCCAGCTCAAAAACGAGCGGCAGCGCGCGCTGTTCGACCAGTCCTTCTCCCAGCTGCAGAACGCCTATGGCTCCTGGGCCGCGGACTGGCAGACGCAGCAGCTGAAGACCTTCCAGAAGTCGACCCTCTTGGCCGAGTCCCAGCAGATCACCGACGCGGCCCAGCGCGACCAGGCCCCGGCGGCCGTGGAGCTGTTCGCGCACGGCGACGCCGCGCCCTGGGCCGGGCTGGACGCCATGGCCGGCAAGCTCTCGGCGAACGTGCGCAAGATGTACGCGGACGACGGCCACGGCCCCGAGGTACTGGACAGCCTGGTGAAGGACGAGACGACCAAGTTCCACCAGCGCGTCCTGGCCGACATGCTCATGGCCAGCCCCAAGGCGGCGCGGGCCTACCTCGCGGCCCACGGCGAGGAGATTTCGGGCGAGGTCCAGACCAGGATCAAGGACGCTTTGCAGAGCGCCACGGCCGACCAGGAGGCCTACGAGGCGGCGAGCAGGATCATGCAGGAGCACGGCAAGGGGGCGGACTTCAGCACCTACGCCGGCGCGGTCAAGAAGGCCGCCGGAGGCGACGCCGGGGCCGAGCGCAAGATCATGGGCTGGGTCGAGAGTTTTTATTCTGCGCACAAGAAGGAGCGCGAGGAGGCCCGGCAAAACGCCGTGCTGCTGGTCGACGAGAACGTGCAGAAGCTCACCGCGGCCCGGGACCTGGAGGGCCTGAAGAAGTACCGGGCCAGGGTGGAGCAGATCGGCGACTTGGGGACGCGCACCTCGGCCCGGCGCATCGTGGACCAGGCCCTGAGCGGCAAGGACATCGTCACCGATCCTGACGCGCTGGCAGAGGCCATGAACGAGATCGGGAGCGCCCGCAGCTTCAACGCCAAGGCCTTTCAGAGCAAGTACCTCTTGAAGATCGGCCGCGAGGATCTGAAGGACCTGGCCAAGATGGGCGAGGACGCGGCCGGCGCCCGGGTTGCGAGAAAATTGGCCGAGGTCGATGCCTCGCTCAAGGACTTGGGCATCGACAAGGCTGAAGACCGGACCCTGTTCAACCGCACGCTGAAGAGCTTCGTGGGCGAATACCGCGCCAAGAACGGCCAGAACCCCGGCGACGAGGAGATCCAGGAGGAGGCCGACCGCCAGGCGGTGAAGCGCGTGTACGACGCGGATTTCCTGTTCGACGACACCGTGCGCCAGTTCAAGATGCACAGCGTGGAAATCGGCGACATCCCCAAGAAGGACGCCGCCTTCCTGCGCGGGGAGGCCGAGCGCCGCGGCATCAGCCTGACCGACGAGCAGCTGAAAAGCATCTACGCCGACGGCCGCTATCTCCGGACCGACGAATACAAGGACTTCTCGGGAGCCAAATAGATGCCGACCATGGACGACGTTTTTCGGGAGGCACTGGGCACGAGGCAAGACCAGCCTGCGCCGAAGCCGGGGAGCATGGACGCAGTCTTTGCCACGAACGGCCAGAGCCCGGCGCCAAGCCGGCCCGGCCCCACGCTGCCGGCCGTGGCCAAGGCGGTCACGCTCACGCCGGACCAGGCCAAGCGCAATCAGGGCCTGGCGGCCGCGACCGGGTTGCCGGAAAAGATCGTCCAGGCCGACCCGGACCGGGCCGGGCGCTACGCCGAGGCGCAACAGCTGCGCAGGATCGAGCGCGAGGCCCCGGCCACCGCGCGCTTCTTGAGCTCGCCCGGAAACATGGAGCTGGCCCGGGACGCGGCCGCAGCCCTGGCGGACATGGAGCGGCAGCAACAGGCTGCGCCGCGCAAACCCGAGCTGACCTTCGACCGCTTCCTGCGGGCTTCGGGGCAGTCTTTTTTGCAGGCACTCTCCGACCGGGCGGCCGGCGCCGCGCTCCAGGAGAAGGCGGAGTTTGCGGACTACGCCGACGTCCAGGCCTACCAGCGGCGCCTGGCCTCCGGACCCATGCCCGCCCTCGAGGGCGAGGCCCGGGACGCGAACACCATCTATTGGGACCTGGTGAAGGCCAACGAGGCCCGGGGCATGAGTCCGGAGGAGGCCGAAACCCGGGCGGCCAGGGAGCACAACGCCCGGTACGTCAAGCGCTTCGAGGACATCGCGGCGGCCCCTGGGCTCCAGATGGATGCGGACCTGGCGGCGGCCTCATCGGGCATCGTCGAGGACATCGCCCGCGGTTTCTCCGGCTCCCTGCCCATGATGCTGTCCTCGGCCTTCGGCGGCCTGGTCATCGGCACGGCGGACGCCTTCACCCAGATGTCCGGCGCCAAGTACAAGGAGCTGCGGGCAGGCGGCGCGGACGAAGCCACGGCGCGCAAGGGGGCCTTCCTCTCGGCCCTGGGCCAGGCCCCGCTCGAATACGCCGGCAACGTGCTCCAGTTCGGCGCCGTGGCCAAGCTCCTCAAGCGCTCCGGCGTGGCCATGCCGCTCGTCGAGGCCTTTGCCGGCAACTTCGTCGAGGAATACCTCCAGGCCTTCCCGGACGCCTTCGCGGACATCCTGGCGGCCAACCCGGAGCTGACCGCCCGGCAGCTGGCGAAAGAATTCCTCGCGGCCACTCCGGACATCGCCGCAAGCCCGGACACGCTCTACCAGGGCCTGGTCGGTGGCATCGTCGGCACGGTCGTGCCCGGCGCCGTGGCCACGGTCCAGGTTCCCTTCCGCCTCGCGGACAGCGCCCGCAACCGGGGCGTCGCCGACATCAAGCGCGCGGTCCAGGAGGCCGGGAACGCCACGGCGGCCGAGGGCGAGGCCGGCTATCTGGACAATCTTCGCCAAATGACGGCCGAGAATCCCTTGCGCGAGCGCAGCCCGGCGAAGTTCGAGCAGGCGCTGGCCATGCAGCTCGAGGAGCATCCGGACGCGCCCCGGGACATCCACATCGACGGAGCGCTCTTCCAGCAGGCGGTTACTGCGGAATCCGGAGCCTACGAGGATGTGTTGCGGCAGTTCGACATCACCCCGGACCAGGTGACCGAGGCCGTGGCCACCGGCGGCGACGTGACCATTCCCCTGGCGCGCTATCTGTCCGTGGCCGTCGATACCCCGCTCGACGTCGCCCTGAAGGACGACATCCGCCTGCGGCCCGAGTCCATGACCCTGCGCGAGCGCGGGGAATGGCTGAAAAGCCAGGCCGAGGAAACCCGGCGCATCGTGGACGCGACCAATGCCGACCGCCAGGCCGAAGACCGGATCGAGGTCGAGACGCGTCGGATTTACGAGACGGTCAGGACGCAGCGCGAGGCCCTGGGCCGGGCCACCCGGACCGCCGGGAGCGACGCCGCGGTCTGGTCGGCCTTCCTCGGCACCATGGCCCGGCGCGGGTATCTGGATCAGCAATTCGGCGGCTCCCCGCTCGCGGCCTTCAAGGCTGCTTGGCCCGAGCTCGCCGGGCCGCAGGGGCCGGTGGAAGCCGCCCCGAGGATGCCGGGGAATGAGCCGGCCGCGGTGGCGGAGACGGGCACCGCGCCCGCGCCTGCCACTCCGGCCCTGGTGGCGCAGAAGCGGACGCCTTCCGCTCCCGCCCCAAACGAGATAAAAACTACCCCCGAGGAGCCCGACAGCCATGGCCAACAAGTTGAATCCGCTCGTGCCCCCGCTGGGGAGCCCGGAACGAACCCGGAAATACGCGATGGAAGTGCAAGCGCTGTTGCGGATCATATACGGCAAAGGCTCAAAGAAGCCGGAGAAGACGACATCTTCGTCCGAGACGACACCGTCCTCGGAATCGCCGAACAGCTGATTGCCGAGGGCGAAAACCGGGAAGCCGTCAACCTCGCCCTCAAAGACTGGCACCTTGCTCTGCCTGACGAGGCAAGCGAGGAACATTCCGAAGCCCTCGCCGACTACTACGCCGCGCAGCTCAAGTCTCCCCGCGAATTTCATCCCATCCTCGAAGCCGTCTGGGGTCGCATCAGCGGCAAGAGTCTGCGCGCCGACTACCCGGGCGAGTACAAGGAGCTGACCCGCGCCTTCGGGCCATCGCTGTTCAAGGCCAACGGCCTGCCCATCGATGAGGCCAACGCCGAGCTGGTCGGCCTGGGCCTCATGCCCGAGGGCTCCACGGACTCCGACCTGGTCGAGAAACTGAAGAGCCTGGGCACCGGCTGGCGCCGGCTGAAGGACAGCGGCAGCCGGCTGTTTCAGCGGGCTTTCCACGGCACCCCTTACGACTTCGATTCGTTCAGCCTTGAGCATGTCGGAACCGGCGAAGGTGCCCAGTCCTATGGCTGGGGGCTCTACTTCGCCGGCCGGAAAGAGGTTGCAGAGTATTACCGTGGCGCACTTGCCGGGGAGACGAAGGTCTACAAGCTCGACGGGGAGGCAGTCACCAAGGACGACCTCGACCCCATGCAATGGCTGGCCATCAAGGCCCTGGCCGAGCCGGAGACGTACTTCCCGGATTCTCTCTCGGACAGGCTCGAGGAACAGGGCGCCAGGCCCGAATACGTCAGCCAGGCCCGGCAGTATGTGGCCGAGTACAAGGGCCGGGTCACGTACGAGGAGAAAAAGAAGGGCCGCATCTTCGAGGCGGAAATCCCCGAAGACGACACGATGCTGGATTGGGATAAGCCTTTCGCCGCGCAGCCTCCGAAGGTCCAGAACGCCATCAAGGCCTTCCTGAAAGAGGAAGGCTACCTCCGCCCGAAGGACAACGGAAAGCGGCAGCTCGCCTCCGCTCTGCGCGCCCTCGGCCTGGAATACGGGACATTAGACTCGAACGACAGCGGCAGCACGTTCTACAGGGCGTTGGAGAAGACCCGCGGGTCACGGGAAAACGCCTCGCGGTACTTGAACAGCCTTGGCATCAAGGGCATCCGGTATCTCGACCAGGGCAGCCGCCGACCGGGCAGGGGCTCGTACAACTACGTCATCTTCGACGACCAGGCCATCAGCATCGTCGATGCCCTCTATCAAGGCGGCCTCGGACAAGGCCCCCGGGGCGTCTTCGACCGCGCCGGGAACATCCTGGCCCTGTTCGAGACGGCCAACGAGAGCACCTTTCTGCACGAGTCCGGGCACGTCTTCCTGGAATTCACCCGCGCCCTGGCCACGGCCGAGGCGGCCGACCCGCGCCTGAAGGAAGAGTGGCAGGCGGTCAAAGCGGAGCTGGGCATCCAGGACGACGGCGAAATCGACGAGGCGGCCCACGAGAAATGGGCCAGGTCGCTCGAGGCCTACTTCCTGGAAGGCAAGGCGCCCTCGCGCCGGCTGCAAGGCGTCTTCCAGCGTTTCGCGGCCTGGCTGCGGCAGATTTACGGCAACCTGGCCAAGCTCGGCGCCAAGCCCTCGGCCAAGCTCGCCGGCCTGTTCGACCGCCTCTTCGCCACGGACCAGGAGATAGCCGAGGTCGAGGCCATGCACGAGGCGGCCAAGCCGTTCTTCTCCACGGCCGAGCAGATGGCGCGGGAGGAGCGCGAGGCCTACGAGAAGAAGGTCCAGGCCGCGCAGGAGTCGGCCCGGGACCGGCGCCTGCGCCGCTACGTCGGGGCCTATGTCCAGGCGCTGGGCGGCAAAGAGGCCTTCCTGGCCGAGGCGAGGCGGGAGACGGAAACCCTGCCGGCCTACAAGGCCATGGACGCGGCCGCGGAGGCCGGCGGCATGAGCGCGGTCGACCTGGACGCCTACGTGGGCGAGGAGGCCCGCAAGGAGCTGGCCAGGAAGCGCGTGGGCATGGTCCGGACCAACGGCGGCGAGCCGCCGGACCAGGTCGCCAGGGACGCCGGCTTCGCCTCCGTGCCGGACATGGTCGCGGCCGTCCTCGGGGCAGAGGGCAAGACCGGGCGCATCCGGCGCCGGGCCGAGGAGCTGCAGCAGGCGAAGGAGGCCGAAATCCGCTCCGGCCTGGACGAGGCCACCTTGCCCTCGGCCGAGGAGGACTACCATGCCGACGAGCGTCTGGCCGTGCTGGCCGCGGAATTCGAGATGCTGCGCGCGGCCCGGCGACGCAAGGCCGGGCTGACCCAGGCCCGGGCGCGGCGCATGGAGGGCGACGCGGTGCGCGAGGTCGCCCGGCAGGTGCTGGCCGGCAAGAGCGTGAGCGATGCCCGCCGGGCGGACCGCTTCTCACAGGCCGAGATTCGGGCCGGCAAGCTCGCCCGCCAGGCCCGGGACGCGGGCAGCCTCGAGAAAGCCATGGAGTTCAAGCGCCGCGAGATGCTGAACCACGCGCTCGTGCTCGAGTCCATGCGCGTGCGCGAGGAGATCGACGCCGGGGTGCGCAAGGTCCGTCAGGCCCTGGCCTCCAAGGTCATGTACCAGGAGGCGCGCGACCTCATCCGCGACATCGGCGTGCGCTTCGGCTTTGCGCCCCGGCCGCCGGGCATGTCGCACGAGGACTTCGTCCGGGCCTACAACGCGTACAGCGCCCAGGCCGACGCCCAGGGCACCCCGCGCCGGGCCATCGACTTTGGGGCCTGGGAACGGCTCTCGGGCGAGAAAGGCTACAGCGTGGCCCTGCCGGACCTGGTCACGGACCGCTCGAACGCCCAGCAGTTCGGGGACCTGTCCGTGCAGAACTTCCGGGACGTGCTTACGGCCATCGACCAGATCGCCGCCGTGGACCGCCAGGAGCGTTTCGTCAAATCCGAGGGTCAGTACCGGCGCCGCGAGGAGGTGGTGCGGGAGCTGACCGCCCAACTGGCCGCGACCTTCGCCCCAGGCAAACCGGGCGGCCGGCACGAGCGGGCCTCGAGCAAGATCCACAAGGTCCTCTCGGCACTCAAGGGCGCGGACGCCAGCATGGTCAAGATGGAGGTGCTTTTCCGGGCCATCGACGGCAATGAGCTCGGGCCGTGGTTCCGGCACCTGTTCCTGCCCACGGCGCAGTCCGAGGAAGCCGAGGGCGAGCGCTGCACCGAGGCAAGCGCGGCCCTGGCCGGGCTCATGGCGCGGCACTATTCGCCGGCCGAGCGCGCGGCGATGTTTCGCAAGCGGGTCCTGGTCCCGGAGTGCGGCGAGTCCTTCACCCGCGCGCAGCTGCTGCGTCTGGCGCTCGACATGGGCAACCGGGGCAACTACTCGCGCCGGCGCGACGGCACCGCCATGCCGGACGGCGCGCCCTGGACGGACGCCCAGATGGAGGCGGTGAAGACCCGGCTGGACAAGCGCGATTGGGATTTCGTGCAATCCGTCTGGAACTACATCGACACCTTCCGCAAGGAGGCCTTCGCCCTGGAGCGGGAGATGACCGGCCGCGAGCCCGAGCGGGTCATGCCCGAGCCGGTGGAGACGCCGCATGGCACCTATGCCGGCGGCTACTTCCCGGTGGTCATCGACCCGTCCGAGTCCGACATCCAGGCCGAGCGGAGCGAGGTCGAGCAGGCGCTGCTCTACGGCACCAAGAAGTACTCCCAGGTCATGACCAAACACGGCTACCTGAAGGAGCGCAAGGCCACGGCCGGCGGGCAGCCGCTGTCCGTGGAGCTGAGCGATGTCACCCGGCACGTCTTCGGCGTCATCCACGACCTCAGCCACCGCGAGCGCCTGGTCAACGTGGGCAAAATCCTGCGCGACAGGGAGTTCAAGGCCGCGGCAAGCCGGCACCTCGGCAAGGAGCTGGCCGACCAGCTCCTGCCCTGGGCCAAGGACATCGCCAACCTGCCGTACGAGCCCCACGCCTGGCCGGAGCGGGTCTTCCGCTCGCTGCGCATCGGCACCACCGTCGTGTCCCTGGGCAAGATCGGCGTCGGCCTCCAGCAGGCGGCCGGGCTCACGCAGTCGGTGGCCGTGCTCAAGGGCCAGTCCTGGCGGCTGCTCAAGCGCCTGCCGGGCTATTTCACGGTCAAGCCGTTTCTCGACGACCTGCGCCGGGCGAACGACAGCTCGGCCTTCATGCGCACCCGGATCACGCACGCGACCCGCGAGGCGAACGAGACCTTCCGGGGCGTGAGCCTGGGCGGCAAGCTCCTGCGCAAACCGGGCGAGTGGATGTTCAAGTTCATCGGGGTGACGCAGAAGATGACCGTGGACGTGCTCACCTGGAGCGCGGCCTACGACGCCGGGCTCGCACGCGACCAGGACCACGCCCGGGCCGTGCAGTACGCGGACCACGTCGTGCGCGTGAGCCAGGGCGGCGGCGGCCTGAAGGACCTGTCGGCGCTCCAGCGCAGCAAGAGCGAGTTCGTGAAGGCCACGACCATGTTCTATTCCTTCCTGTCCACGGCCTACAACCTGATGGCCAAGCCCTTGCGCGGCCGGCGGATCGACTTCGCCGAGTTCGCGCTGACCACGACCATGCTGGCGCTCCTCGGCCCGAGCCTGGCCGAGCTGCTGTCCGGCCGTCCACCCGCGGATGACGAGGAATGGGAGAAGTGGGGGGGCCTGAACACTCTGCGCTTCGGCTTCGGCATGCTGCCCTTCGTCCGCGACGTGGCCTCCCCGGTGGTCTCCGAGTTCGGCGGCTACAAGCTGACGCCCGTGGAGGGCACCATCGCCTCGGCCACGCGCCTCTTGTCCCTGGCCAGCAAGGACGAGCTGCTCACGGAAAAGGCCGTCAGTCCGGCGCTCACCCTCACCGGCGCCTGCCTCAAGCTTCCGACCAGACAACTCGAGATCACCGCCCGCGGGGCCTACGACCTGCTCACCGGCGACCCGGACTTCGAGCCCCGGGACCTCATTCTCAAGCGTAGCGAGAACTAGGAGACGTCATGTCCATTTCCACCACGATCAACAAGGTTCAATACGCGGGAAACGGCGTGGCCACTGAATTCACGGTCAGCTTCCTCTTCAACGACGAGGAGGACCTGGAGGTCACCCTGACCGGCACGGACGGCGCCGAAACCACCCTGACCCTGGGGACCGATTACACCGTGTCCGGGGCGGGGAAGAGCGCCGGCACCGTCGCCTATCCCGTGTCCGGCGATCCGCTGGCCAGCGGCCAGACGCTGACCATCCGGCGGGTCATGCCGTTGGTCCAGGCCCTGGAGCTGGTCCAGGGCGGCGGCTACAGCAGCGCGGTCATCGAGGCGCAGTTCGACAAGCTGATCATGATCGCCCAGCAGCACCAGGAGGAGATCGACCGCAAGGTCGGCGTGGCCGTGTCGGAGGATTCGCCCGAGGACTACCTGGGCAAGTGCCGGGAGGCCCGGACGGAGGCCGCGGCCAGCGCGGACGAGGCGGCCGAAAGCGCCACGGCGGCGGCCGCGTCGGCGACCACCTCCGCGACGCAGGCCAAGCAGGCCACGGCCTCGGCCACCTCGGCGGCGTCCTCGGCCAACTACGCCTCGGGCTATGCCGACAACTGCTCGGCCTGGTCGAGCAATGCCTCGGCCAAGGCGACGGCAGCCGCTGCCTCGGCCACCAGCGCGGCCGCGAGCAAAACCGGTGCCGCCGACAGCGCCACCGCTGCCGCTGCTTCCGCCGCCGATGCGGCCACGAGCGAGACGAACGCGGCGGCCTCCGAGAGTGCGGCCGCGGCCAGCGCGACCGGCGCGGCGAGTTCCGCGACCTCCGCCGCAAGCTCCGCCTCGACCGCGGCAACGAAGGCCACGGCGGCCGCAAACTCGGCCACGTCCGCCTCGTCCTCGGCCAACTACGCTTCCGGATACGCGGACAACTGCTCGACCTGGGCAAGCTCGGCGTCCACCAGCGCGAGCGCGGCAGCCGATTCTGCCACGGCCGCCGAGAGCTCGGCCACCACGGCCACCACAAAGGCCACGGCCGCCGCGACCAGCGCAAGCACGGCCACCACGAAGGCCTCAGCAGCCGCAGCCTCGGCCACGACGGCTACGTCCATGGCCAACACGGCTTCGAGTTACGCCGACAACTGTTCCACCTGGGCCAGCAACGCCGAGACTTCGGCCACCGATGCGGCAACCTCGGCGGCAGAGGCCGCCGCCAGTGCCGCCGCAGCCGCGGCTTCGGCCGAGGAGGCTGACCCTCCGCAGATGATCGCCTTTCGGGCAACCCGGGCCTACAACGCCGAAAGCGGCGACGTGACCTATACCGGCGTCGGCTTCCAGCCCGACATCGTCATGTGCGTCGCCGGCAACACGACGAGCGCCAGCACCGGCATCTGGGAGAACGGCGGATACGAAGACTGCGTCTACGATGATTCATCCCGCGCGACGACCCACAGCGTCCTCTTTCTCGTGCTCAGCGGCCTGAACGCCTACAACCAATCCGCGGCCATCGTCAGCGTCACATCCGACGGCTTCACCATAACCTGGACGCGGGCCACGGGCAGCGGCACCGGCACGGGCCAGCTTTACCTGCACTTCCTGTGCATCAAAAAGTGAGGATGAAGCGATGTACGCCTGCATCAACACCACCACCGGCCGCCTGGTCTGTTCCCAAAGCCTGAAGCCCGCCGACGGCGCCCTCATCGCCCAGGCCCTGGTCGAGTTCCCGGACACGACCGAAGCCGACTACGAGGTCAAGGAGATCACGGATGAGGAGTTCGAAACCTACCTCACCCCGACTGCTGAGCAGACCGCGGCCACTGTGCGAGCCCAGCGCAACGCCCTCCTGACCGCCTGCGACTGGACGCAGCTATCGGACTCGCCCCTGAGCGACAAGACGAAAGCCCTCTGGGCGACCTACAGGCAGGAGTTAAGGGACGTGCCGGAGCAGGACGGGTTTCCGGATGAGGTGACGTGGCCGGAGGAGCCGGAGGAGTAG